TAACAATTATATGTTACTAAAAGGGTGTAACCGAAAACGGTTGCAACCGAAACCGGTACATATAAAAGTAAAAGGCTAGCTACGTGCAAAACAGCTATGTTCGAGGATCCTAGAGAACGACCCAGAACGCTACATGAGCTATGTGAAAGCTTGAATACTACTTTGCAAAATTTGCAGGTACAGTGTGTATATTGCAAGGAAACCTTACAATGGGCTGATGTATATAATTTTGCAATTTGTGACCTAAGAGTAGTATATAGAGATAGGAGTCCGTATGCTGCATGCAAAAGATGTGTAATATTTTATTCAAAAATAACAGAGTATAGACGCTATACATGTTCTGTGTATGGTGCAACATTAGAAGCCTTAACTAAAAAAAGTTTATGTAATTTGTTAATAAGGTGTCATAGATGTCAAATGCCATTGGGGCCAGAAGAAAAACAAAGAATTGTGGATGAAAAGCGACGATTTCACGAAATAGCAGGGCAGTGGAAAGGGTTGTGTACAAATTGTTGGAGACCAAGGCGCCAAACAGAAACACAAGTGTAAAGAACAATGCATGGAAACATAATTAATATTGAAGATGTAATACTAGATCTGGTGCCGCAACCCGAAATTGACCTACGCTGCTACGAACAATTGGACTATGAACAATTTGACAGCTCAGATGAGGATGAAACAGATAATATGCGTGACCAGCAGGCCAGACAAGCTGGACAAGAAGTGTGTTACAGAATTGAAGCACAATGTTGTATGTGTAATAGTATAGTGCAGCTAGCTGTGCAGAGCAGTCGACAGAACGTTCGAGTGCTGGAGCAGATGTTAATGGAAGACGTGTCCTTGGTGTGCCATCAGTGTGCTGCACAGTAAACCTGCAATGGACTGTGAAGGTACAAATGAGGAGGGGCGGGGGTGTACAGGGTGGTTTTCAGTAGAAGCTATAGTGGAAAAACATACAGGGGACACAATATCAGATGATGAAACAGACAATAGTAGTGATACAGGGTCGGACCTAATAGGATTTATAGATGATAGTAGTATAAGTGATTATGCAGAACAGGAGGTAACCCAGGCATTGTTTCAGGCACAACAAAAACAGGCAAATACAAAGGCAGTGCGCAATTTAAAACGAAAGTTACTAGGTAGTCAGAACAGCCCGTTGCAAGACATAACAAATCAACACAGACAGCAAAGCGACAGTCAGCAGAATACACACCAAGTAAATAATTCACAGGCCAAAAGGAGAGCCGTGGACAGTGTACCGGACAGCGGGTATGGCTATACTGAAGTGGAAACTCTTACGCCCGTACAGGTAGATAAACAATATGAAGAAAATGGCGGGTTGCCTAGTGTGTGTAGTCAGGGGGGGTCAAATGCCTCAGTGGAAGATATCGATGTAGACACACATGTAAACAGTGTTACACAAATATGTGAATTATTAAAATGTAGTAATGTAAAAGCAGCATTGTTAAGTAAATTTAAAACAGTATATGGTGTAAGTTTTGCAGAACTAGTACGGGTGTTTAAAAGTGACAAAACATGCTGTTCAGATTGGGTGTGTGCAGCATTCGGTGTGGCAGGCTCTGTAGCAGAAAGTATTAAATCATTAATACAACAATATTGTTTATATTATCATATACAATGTTTAACATGTAATTGGGGAGTAATAGTACTAATGCTAGTGCGCTTTACATGTGCAAAAAACAGAACAACAATTAAAAACTGCCTATGTATGTTATTAAATGTGCCAGAAACGCAATTACTAATTGAACCACCAAAATTGCGAAGTACAGCAGTAGCATTATATTTTTATAAAACAGGGTTGTCCAATATAAGTGAGACATATGGAGATACACCAGAATGGATAGTACGACAAACACAATTAGAACATAGTTTTGATGATGCTACATTTGATTTATCAAAAATGGTGCAATGGGCGTTCGATCATGACATAACAGATGATAGTGAAATTGCATTTAAATATGCACAGTTAGCTGACATAGATAGTAATGCAGCTGCCTTTTTAAAAAGCAATTGTCAGGCAAAATATGTAAAAGACTGTGCAACCATGACTAGACATTATAAAAGAGCACAGAAACGATCTATGTGTATGTCACAATGGCTACAATATAGATGTTCTAAAATAGAAGAGGGCGGGTCGTGGAAGGAAATTGCCAAATTTTTAAGGTTTCAACATGTAAACTTTATTTATTTTTTACAAGTGTTAAAACAGTTTTTAAAGGGTACCCCAAAGCACAATTGTATAGTAATATATGGACCGCCAAATACTGGTAAGTCACAGTTTGCAATGAGTTTTATAAAATTTATGCAAGGGTCAGTCATTTCATATGTAAATTCAAATAGCCATTTTTGGCTGCAGCCTTTAGAAGATGCAAAAGTTGCAGTATTAGATGATGCTACATATAGCTGCTGGTTATATATTGATAAATATTTACGTAACTTTTTAGATGGAAATCCCTGTTGTATAGACAGAAAACATAGAAGCCTACTGCAAGTTACATGCCCCCCATTAATAATTACCTCAAATATAAATCCTCAAGAAGATAACTCACTTTTGTATTTACATAGTAGAGTAACAGTGATACCATTTCCAAATACATTTCCATTTGACAGCAATGGGAATCCTGTATATGCATTGACTGATGTAAATTGGAAAAGCTTTTTTTCCACCACCTGGTCCAGATTAGATTTGGAGGAGGACGCGGACAAAGAAAATGGAGAACCTTTGCCAGCGTTTAAATGCGTGCCAGGAGAAAATACTAGACTATTATGAACTGGACAGTAATAAATTAACTGATCAAATTGATTATTGGAAACTGGTACGATATGAATGTGCAATATTTTATAAAGCTCGTGAAGGAAACATGCAATGTATAAACCACCAGGTGGTGCCCTCTACTGTTGTGTGTAAACAAAAGGCATGGCAGGCAATTGAAATACATATAGCATTGCAGTCGTTAATAAACACGGACTATAATACAGAAGCTTGGACAATGCGAGACACAAGCTATGAAATGTATATGACAGAACCTAAACATTGTTTTAAAAAAGAAGGAACAACGGTAACAGTGGTATTTGATTGTAATAAGGAAAATACAATGGATTATATTAGGTGGAAATATGTGTATTATAAAACTGATATAGGGTGGTGTAAAGGTACTGGAGATGTTGATGCAAAAGGGATATATTATACACAAGGGGCATATAAGCAGTATTACGTGGACTTTAAACAAGAGGCGGAAAAATATGGGACAGGTGTGCAATGGGCTGTACATGTGTGTGGTCAGGTAATCTGTTGTCCTGAATTTGTATCTAGTACCTGCAGCAGCAACCAAATATCCACTGCTAAAACTGCTGAGCCAGTATCAAACGCCACCACCCAGACCACCGAAGCCTACGTGCCCGTGGGCACCAAGGAAACCGAGGCGCCATACCCAGGAAAGCGACGACGACTCAGTGGACCTGACACCACCGTCACCACAGTCACCACTGTCACCACAGCTGCCACACAGCCCGGACAGTCAGTGGACTATACAAACAACAACCTACACAGTACAAGTGGAGGCCATCACCCGGGAAGGGACACGAGTAGTGACCAAACTGTGTTTATAGTACACCTAAAAGGTGATACAAATAGTTTAAAATGTTTAAGATATAGATTTAAAAAGCATAAAGGATTGTATTGCAATGTATCATCTACCTGGCATTGGACCAGTAATGATACCAATCAACAAGGCATTGTAACAATTACCTTTAACAGTATAACACAACGTAATAATTTTTTAACAACTGTTAAAATACCACAAAGTATAACTTCAACATTGGGAATAATGTCATTGTAATATAGTGTATATTTTACCAACACACAAGCCAATATGTGCTGCTAACACACCTATATACCTGTAATCATTATTCCTTTTATAGTTTATGTGTTTGTGCTTTGCGTGTGTGTGTGTGTGTTGCTGTGTTGTTTGTTGCCACTTTTGCTTTCCATTTATGTGTTTGCAGCCTCGCTATTATTAGTGTTTTGTTTTTGGTTTGTGGTATCTACATCATATATAACTACCTATATTGTGTATATTTGCTTATTTTTTATACCTGCTTGTTTTTTACATTTTTATACTGTAATGGTAATTGCTACTTAGTCCCTTTAATAAACGTGTTACAATGGTAGCTGTCCGTGCCCCTCGACGCAAACGAGCATCAGCTACAGACTTATACAAAACATGTAAGGCCGCTGGTACGTGCCCTCCTGATGTTATTCCTAAAATTGAAGGTTCTACCCTTGCTGATAAGATATTACAATGGAGTGGTTTGGGAATATTTTTAGGTGGTCTTGGTATAGGTACAGGAACTGGGTCTGGTGGGCGTACTGGATACATTCCCCTAGGAGGGGGTGGTAGACCCTCTGTTGTGGATATCGGCCCTACCCGTCCGCCCATTATTATTGAACCTGTGGGTCCTACAGAACCTTCTATAGTTACTTTGGTGGAGGAATCTAGTATTATACAATCTGGAGCCCCTATACCTACATTTAGTGGTGGCAATGGCTTTGAACTTACCACATCCTCTGCAACAACACCTGCTGTGTTGGACATCACCCCCTCTGCTGGTACTGTACATGTAACAAGTACCAATATACAAAATCCATTATATATTGAACCCCCTATAGATATACCACAGGCCGGGGAAGCATCAGGTCATATATTTACTACAACGTCCACAGCTGGCACACATAGTTATGAAGAAATTCCAATGGAAGTATTTGCTTCTACTAATGGAACAGGATTAGAACCTATTAGTAGTACACCTATTCCTGGTATACAACGAGTGTCAGCTCCTCGTTTGTATAGTAAGGCCTATCAACAGGTAAAGGTTACAGATCCCAATTTTATTGGTAATCCCTCCACATTTGTTACCTTTGATAATCCTGCATATGAACCTATAGATGAAACACTTACATATGCTTCCAGTAGTACTGTAGCACCTGACCCCGATTTTTTGGACATTATTGCATTGCATCGTCCGGCCCTTACATCTCGCAAAGGTACTGTACGCTATAGTAGGTTGGGTCAAAAGGCCACTATGAAAACACGTAGTGGAAAACAAATTGGAGCTACAGTACATTATTATCATGATATTAGTCCTATACAGTCTTTTGCTGAACACGAAGAAATTGAATTGCAGCCTTTACATACATCTACCCATTCATCTGCACCTTTGTTTGATATATATGCAGACCCTGATACAGTTCCTAGCATACATACGCCGCGCATGTCATATTCCCCTACAACATTACCAGTTCCAAGATATGCCTCCAATGTGTTTTCCTCTATTAATACTTCCACTACCAATGTTACTGTGCCTTTATCCACCTCATTTGAACTACCTGTATATAGTGGGTCAGACATTTACACGCCCACATCTTCCCCGACATGGCCATCATTGCCCCCCCCACCCACCACTAACTTACCTGCAATAGTTGTGCATGGGGATAATTATTATTTATGGCCCTATATTTATTTAATCCATAAACGCCGTAAACGTATGCCTTATTTTTTTTCAGATGGCTTTGTGGCGTACTAGTGACAGCAAGGTATATCTTCCTCCCACCCCTGTGTCTCGGGTTGTCAACACGGATGAATATGTAACTCGCACCGGCATATATTATTATGCGGGCAGCTCTCGTTTATTAACATTAGGACATCCATATTTTTCCATACCTAAAACTGGCCAAAAGGCCGAAATTCCTAAGGTATCTGCCTATCAGTACAGGGTATTTAGAGTGCACCTACCTGATCCTAATAAATTTGGATTGCCTGATCCACAGTTATATAATCCTGACACAGAACGCCTGGTGTGGGCCTGTGTTGGTGTTGAAGTTGGTAGAGGACAGCCATTAGGCATTGGCCTTAGTGGACATCCTTTGTTTAATAAGTTGGATGATACCGAAAACTCTCATTTGGCTACTGTAAATGCAGACACTGACAACAGGGACAATGTTTCAGTTGATAATAAACAAACACAGTTATGTATTATAGGTTGTACACCGCCCTTGGGAGAGCACTGGGGTATTGGCACTATATGTAAAAATACACAGACACAACGTGGGGATTGCCCCCCCTTAGAATTAATTTCCAGCATTATTGAGGATGGCGATATGATTGATACAGGCTTTGGAGCTATGGATTTTACTGCCTTACAGGCTACCAAATCAGATGTGCCCATTGATATTAGTCAATCCACATGTAAATATCCTGATTATCTTAAAATGTCTGCAGATACATATGGAAACAGCATGTTTTTTTTTCTTCGCCGGGAACAATTATTTGCCAGACATTTTTATAATAAGGCGGGGGCTGTTGGGGATGCTATACCCACCACTTTGTATATTAAAGGTGCTGAATCAGGCAGGGAGCCCCCTACATCTTCTATTTATTCTGCTACACCTAGTGGCTCTATGGTTACTTCGGATGCACAACTATTTAATAAGCCATACTGGTTACAACGTGCACAGGGTCATAATAATGGTATCTGTTGGGGCAATCAATTGTTTGTTACCTGTGTTGATACCACCCGCAGTACTAACCTTACCATTAGTACATTATCTGCAGCATCTGCATCCACTCCATTTAAACCATCTGATTATAAACAATTTATAAGACATGGCGAAGAATATGAATTACAATTTATATTTCAGTTGTGTAAAATAACACTTACAACAGATGTTATGGCTTACATACATTTAATGAATGCCTCCATATTGGAGGATTGGAATTTTGGACTAACCTTACCTCCCACTGCTAGTTTGGAAGATGCCTATAGGTTTATTAAAAACTCTGCTACTACCTGTCAGCGTAACGCCCCTCCTGTGCCAAAGGAAGATCCTTTTCAAAAATTTAAATTTTGGGATGTAGATTTAAAAGAAAAATTTTCTATTGATTTGGATCAATTTCCACTAGGGCGTAAGTTTATGTTACAGGCCGGCATACAACGGCGGCCGAAACTAGGCACCAAACGTCCCTTATCTTCTACCTCTTCCTCTACCAAACGCAAAAAACGTAAACTTACTAAATAATTCCGCATGTTTGTGTGTGTGTATATGTTTGTGGTATGTTATGTAAGGTGTGTTTGTATGTGTGTACAACTGTATGTAATGTAAAGGCGTGTTTTGTATGTATGTATTATATGTATGCATGGTTATGTGTTTTCCTGTTTGTATGCATACTTGTTATTTAATAAAGTATGAATGTGTCTTCATGCATGGTTACATGTCTTTACTACACTATTTGTCATTTGTTTTACCCCTGAGGTAATGGGAGGAACCTTAGGTGGTGTCCCTTATAATTATTATATTACACAAGTTTACCTTTTATATGTATTTCACTAAACTTTTGTAGTGTTATATTTTTACTTTTTATATTTTCTATTACTATCTATTGTCCCAACCGTTTTCGGTCGTTCCTTATTTTAGTTTTTATCCAACTTTCATGCTGTATCCTGCAGGAACAGTTAATCCTTTGGCAGACAACACATCCTGCCTCCTACGCTTGGCTTGCCATTTTGGCACTATAAGTGGCGCGCCTGTATTAGTCACATATATTTAAACAATACTTACATAAGCACTTTTTCTTACATTATAATAAAACTGCTGTTAGGCACATATTTTTATTTTATTTTATAGGTCTTTTAAGTGCATAGTTGGCTAACATATACACTTTTGTTTGCCAACTATGTGTCTGACACATACTGTTGTAACCCATAGTTAAACACAGGTGTGTATGTAACCGAAATGTGTTTTGTTAATGCATGCAAGTTTCTTTATAATAACTTT